TCAGCAGTTCCTCCGCTTTCTGGTCCGCTTCTAAAAGCTCCCGGTCCCGGGTCCCGGAGGGGACCGCAATGGATCCGCTCCGGACTGCCCTCTGTACCAGCCTGCTTTCTGCCACCTCTTCCGGGATCTCCCCGATAAAATCCTTCGGGATCCGGTAAAAGGATCCGTCGGAAAGTCTTACTGCATAACTCCGTTTTGATACGATAAACATTGAGGCACCTCCTAAATCCCGTCTACATAGACCATGGTCTGATCATAGAACACTTCCACCTCTGACAGGTTTCCGGCATACGCAGTATCATAACAGAACTCTGCTGTATTGGGCCCTGTCATGGCTCTGGTAAGGGGCACCAGTTCATCCATGGCCAGATACTTTTCGCGGTTACAATAGACAACCATACGGTCCTCGCTTTCGTCCCCGGCCCCCTTGCACCAGGAAGTGGCCCCGATAAACAGGTCAGCTCCGTTCTGCTTTGCCACATTATTTTCCAGAAGGAATGTCAGGATGGTCTTTTCCGCCAGATCTGTCACCTTCGTGGTAGCCAGGTAGTTGAACTGCTCATAGGGCATGATAATGTGGTTGGGTACCGCATCCCGGTCGTACTCACACTGGGACCAGGCATAAAGGATCGCGTCATTAATATCCTTCAGGATCATATCCGGCGTTTTGTCTTTAAACTTCGTACTGGACAGATCCGCGCCGTTGGATGCCGCATCCAGGACCACCACATCCGGGTTATTTAAGAGCCCCGTGGTTCCGTAGCGCTTAAAGCCGACGTATGTGTTCTCTTCCAGGTGTTTGTCATAAGCCATACGGAGCCCGTCCCGCAGAAGGCTGTCCAGGTTCCTTCCAGTCATGTTCCCGCGCTGCATGTCCACCCACATCACACGGGTCCCAGCGGCGATCATATGTGCCTTATATGTACCCTTGGAAAAGTCTGCCTGCACCATGGGGATCCCGTTGGAGCCTCCAGCATGGACGATACCGTCCCCGGAACCTCCGGCGATTCCATATCCCACCTGCATGGCAGATACCGTCTCCGCCCATCCGCCTCCAACGCGGACCGGGATATCACGGGCATATGTAAAGCTGGTCAGAGGCGTCCGTACCATCATGTCGCGCTTTTCCAGCTCAGATGTCAGGAATGCCTGTCCGGATGCGATTCCATCCGCATCCAGGCTGAACACAGCTGCATTACCGCCTCTCGCCGCACCGGATGCGGCTCTTCCCAGATCAAAAGTACCTACGTTCTTAAATGCCATCTCTGATTCCTCCTTACGCATTCTGGATGGTCAGGATCCGCAGCTCCGCCACTCCGTTTGCGTCTGCCGTTCCCTTCCACTGCACATTTGAGAGTTTCACTGAATTTGTGGTGTCCTCTGCAGCTTCAAATCCGCCCACCACCGCATTGGGAAAAGATCCATTTTTCTTTGTCCGGACGTACACGGCCTTTCCCGCAGCCGGTGTCCCATTCTGGCAGATCACGTTCACGCATCCGCGTTTTAACACGGGAAGGGCTTCTCCGGGCCTGTAGGTGCCCGTATTCTGGTTCATGTAGTCTGTGGCCGACTTGATCTCACGGACGGCTACGCCCACAAAATTCCCTGCTGTGGAAGTCTCTGCCCATTCAGCAACTGCCCCGTCTGCGCCTGCCGCTACCGGGAAACCAAACGGAATCTCCGCCTTTCCTCCGTGCGGGTGGGTATCCACCACCATATCCGGCTGTCTGGAATAGCTTCCCGCATATCCGTGCAGCATGGTCTTTCCGATTACCTGTCCTTTCATCTTACTTCGTCTCCTTTCTGCCCCTGTGGGGATTCATGGCATCATATGCATCCTGGATCGCGTCTGTATCCACAGTCACCGTGCTCACGGCTGCTTTTTTTCCGTTTGCCTGGGATGCCTTTAAGACGGCGGAAATATCATCCTGGGTATCCTCTGCCATCACCAGACGGATCAGCGCATCCGAAACAGCCAGGCGTTCCTTCTCGTCTTTAATGGCAGCCACCGCCGGACGCATGGCCTTTAAAATTCCCACTGCCGTGGATCTGTCCATTCCGGTCCCGGTTCTGGTCTCCTTTTCCGTATCACTGGATGTTTTTTCTGTTTCCCCGGCCTGCCCGGGATCCCCGCCCTCTGTTAACTTCTCAAGGGCAGCATCCAGGGCATCCTTTGTTTCTTCTTTCTTTTTGCATGCCCCCTTCTCCTCCAGCTTCGCCAGGATCTTTTCAGCAATGGCGTCAATGACAGCCTCATCTGAAGCCGTTTCTTTTGCCGGTTCTTCCTTCTGCCCTTCTGCCTGTCCGTCCGCCGGCTTCTCCGCTTCCAGAGCGGCCGCCGCATCCATGGCCATCTGCTCGATCTCCTCCGGACTCTTATCCTTTACTGCCTGTCCGAAGAGTTTGAAAAACAGTCCTTTTTTATTCATGTTCCCTTTCCTTTCCGGCTCTTTCGCCTTCTTTTTATCTGAATCTAAAATGGCAGCCCGTTTCCCGGCTCTTCCCCGTTCCACGACTGCCACATGATTCCCTCTGATATTCCTCTGTGTATAGGTCCCGTCCCCATTAGGGACATACTCGCATTCATACCCACAGGAGATCTCCCGTTTCCCGCTCTGGACGGCATCGATCAGTTCCCGGTCATGGATATGGAGATCCGCCAGGGTGTACTCCTCCCACTCTCCATCTCCCCGGCGCACGTTCTGGGCGTGGCCCATCTCATACATTTTCACATCATCCGGCCCGATCAGTACCGGCGGATGATCATTCGTCACCGGTTTCCCTTCAAAGCTTGCCAGGGCTGCCGTGGAAAACACTTCCTCTGGAGGCCGGTGGACCGTTACAATCTGTCCGCCTCCCGCCCCCGGGATCCCGATCTCCCAGCCCAAGTACTCCTGGTCTCCGGTCCGGCTGATGGGCACATTCCGGCAAATTAAAAAGCCCTCGCCAGTCTCGATCTGGTTCGGGCTTATGGTGTAACCATAATACTGTATCATCTTTTATTCCTTTCATTGCGGCGTCGCAACAAGTCAAGCTCCCTCCACGATTTCCCAGCGGCCATTGGGCACACTGCGGTCTGTCGGTCCCGGAGCGTCCGGAGAATACAGATAATCTTCTCCGCTGTCGTCAATCACCCGGTACATCCCAGAATCCGGATCGACCCAGGCTTCATAAACCTGTCCATTCGTCAATCCGTCCCCCGGCCAAAATGTTTCTCCCACGTAACGAAGTTTCATGGTTTTTTTCGGCTTGTTGATTGGTTCCGGCGGCTCATAATATCGAGTACTCATAGTTTATCTCTCCTCTCCTTCACTTTCGCTCTATATTGTTTTCCATACAACTCATACCAGTGAACATCAAAAATATATTTATCGCTTTCAATTTTTCCGACTTTCTTTTCCACTCAGCTGGATCTCCCCCGTACTGTTTCGCAAGATTTTCTGCCACGCGAAGAGGAGTTTTGCTGCCGGAACCAGCTATTGTCCTAACGCTCTCCAGTTTTGAGTTGGTCGGAATAAATAGCTTTTCTCCATTCATCTCGTAATCTAATCGTTCTTGCAACGAAAACCGATTGCGATATAGACTTTGAAGTTTATTCCACTTCCCACTCCCATTATACTTCATCTCCCGGAACTTTGCAAAATCTTTCGGCACTTCTCTTCCCAGAACCGCCCGGTATTCCTTATGCTGCTTCATATCCGCCAGCAGTTTCCTCCGATTCCGCTCCTTCTCCCGGTAGGCCGCGATCTGCTTCTTACTCCGAGGGTCTTTTGTGACCGGATTCTTCTCCGGATCCGAGAAATCCCGGTCCCTCCGGATCTGTTTTTCGGTCTTTCCGACCGTAGTGTACTTCGTCAGCATATGGAGGCAGTTTGGGTGGATATTCAGCCAGGTGTTTGCCAGGTTGTCCCCTCCCGCCGGATCCACCTTCCCGAAGGCCATCGATAACGGCGGATAATCCGGATCTGTTCCGCTTTTGGAATAGACCCGGCCTTCCAGAGGCGCGCATACCGGACACGTGCTTCCGATCTTTATAATCTGCCAGAGATCGTGATCATCGGCCGTCAAAAGCGCGGCCACCTCCGCCTGTCGGGCCGTGGTGCGCACCGCCATATTTCCGTATGCACGGAGGCTCCACCGGCGGCCGGACTTATCCACGAATGCCGTGATCCCGTCCCGTTCCATCTTTTTTACCAGGTCCCTGCTGCTTCTGATCCATGGACTGCCCGCTGCCTCCTGGCGCAGGACCTGCTCCAGGGTAAGCCTCCGGAACGGATCATTTTCCAGTCTGGCGATGGTAAACACCGCCTCCACACTTTTCCTGGCCGTTCCCGCCATTTCCATAATCTCGCCCAGCAGATTATTGGATAGCTGCTGTACAACGTCCGTCTGGGCCACTGTGAGCGTCCTGGCATTGGCATAACCCGCTGCATCTTTGTCTGAATGGTAAAAAATAGTCTCAATCATTTCCGGAATATACTCCCAGGATTCGTCCACCATGTCCTGAAGGATTTTCTGGACCCGTTCCAGGGCCGCTGCCTCCGCATAATCCACATATCCGGCCGACCGCTTTCTCATGATCTCCCGGATCAGTTCCTGCTCCGTCTTAAGGAACAGCCGCTGCAGATAGGCGGTCACATCAGTTTCCTTCGCCGGCCGGATCTTCTTCGTCATCTTCTAATCCCCCGCCCCCTTCTTCCGGGTTTCCCGGAAACTCCAGGCCGGACATCGGGTCCCGCAGCCGGCTGTTCGAATAAAACACACCTCTTCCGGCTTCGATCGCTTCATCAGAAACCTTGCTGTACAGACCGGTTTCATCTGACAGCTGCTTCAGCTCCTGCATGGCCGTCGCCGCATCGATGAGGTCATTCTGATAAACCGCGAGGACCGCATTGCTCTTCCGCTCCGTGATCTCCGCCACTTCCCTGGCATCCGGTGTCTGCATCGGCGGGAAATCAACCTCCATATCGTCCGGGATTGTCCCCCATGCCGATAATGCCATGACCGGAAGCAGCCGTTCAATGATCCCACGAAGTTCCGTCTCCCTCAGTCCGTCAATATAGTCGTAATAATTCTTCAGATCGGATTCTCCCGTCGCATTCATCCCTGCGGGAGACCGTCCGAAAAGCTTCGTCACCGGCGTCCGTGCCGCCCCCGCCACATCCATCATGACCCGGTCATAGACATCCGGAAGGCCTGTAAAGGTATACTGCGTGTTGTGGATCGCATCCCCCTTATTGATCATCCTTGTCCCGAAATTACTTTCCATTACCGACTGGGCCGCCATGGTGTTCCAGAAGCGGCGCTGCATTTCCGTGTTGGCCGTTCCCAGAAGCTGGTCCAGCCCATCCGTTTCCTGGTAATTGATGTTCGCCCGGAAAGTGAGCGCCGCGATGTTCCCTGCCACATTATCCCGCCTGGTAAGCTCTTCATAGACCGCTTCGATCTCCGATTCTCCCCAGTACTGCTCCGTCACCTGTTCCATCCAGGGAAGTTCCCTGCCAATAAAGCGGATCACCCGGCTGTGGTGTACGCGGGCCGCTGTCATTCCGGTCTCTTCATTGCGGATCATGTAAAATTCCGGGAGACCGAAATCCGGATCCTCCGGATCGGATACCAAATCTGTTTCCGGATAAATGCCATTCCACCGGTCCAGGATATGAAGCCCCAGGAAGCTTCCAGGCATGACCGCATCCAGTTCCAGCGGGCGGCTCATATCGTTGTGTCCTTTGATCAAGATCACTCCTGCGGCTCCGCCATAAAGCCTCCCCCAGTACATCCCCAGGAGCAGTTTCTTCCGGATCTGCGTCCGCCGCTCCAGGCGGGCCATCTGCTTTAAGTACTCCGGATCAGCCCCGGTCCTCAGTTCATACCATTTCCGCATCATATCATTGGGGATCGTGGCGATAATGTTCTGGATGATCCAGTTTTCCCGGTACAGGCTGGTCAGAAGCTGGTAATTCTGCGTCATCCGGGTCATGGGGTACTCGGTCGCCTGCAGAAGGTCCAGCGTCCCGAACCCGATCCTTGCCGCTGGATTGGAAAAGGCGTCCATCGTCACGACAGGCGCCTCTGTTCCCGTATTCTGTTTCTGTGCCATATATTCCCTCCTATGCGCCGATCCGCCATTTCGGCAGGACCGTATAGCAGTAATACCTCAATGCATCCGGCCCATGGTCTTTCTGCTTGACTGGCTTTTCCTCTCCCCGTTCTGCCGCCTTATCATCCCAGACATAGGACCGCA